ATATTATTTATAATTCTATTGTTTGCGGCAAGTGTTGAGTGACTACTGATAGCGTGTTCTGTAAGTTTAGTAGCTCTTGTATCAATACAAGTGTTACCTTCAACAATATTGTATGTAACTCCAGTAGAAGCTCCTAGTCTAATTTGACTAATTGATTGACCTGTAGTACCTACTGAGTTTGAGTCTATAACAATATTACCTTTTATGATACTATAATTAGTATCACTTAAATAGATACCTCCAGCTCGTGAGTTGTATACTCTGTTATTTGCAACAGTTGTGTTGTGGCTAGATGCATCTACATCAATACCCATTAAAGCATTTTCAACATAGTTGCCTTGTACATTCGAGTATTCAGCACCGCTAAATACATAGATACCACTTTGCCAAATATCCTTGACATAGTTATCTCTAATATTATAATTGTATCCTCCGTTACCATAGATACCAAAACTCAATGAGTTCTGTTGTGTCATACCACAAGTATCAATTCTGTTACCAATGATATTAACATTGGTATTACCACCACTAGATGGCTGGCAGTTGATAGCCATGTACCCAGTATTACCGAGAATGTTTCGTTCAATGAATATGTTAGTTGTTGAAAAGAATGCAATGTTCTGAGAACTTGTTATCTCTGTTGAGTTCTTAAAATTACAATCAGTAACATATATGTTGCTACTTGAACCTTGATTACGAAGCGTCACATACAAGTCAGTTGCTATAATTCTTTGGAATTGAACATTAGTAGAAGCTGAGAAGTCAAAACCGACACTTGATGTGTTATTGGCATAGTTACCTTCAATTAAGAAGTCTTCAAAGACTGAGTTATTTATTCCAGTTGTTAGGAAGTTAAATACAACTCCGTTAAATGAATTACCAACTCTGATTATTGTTGACTTGCCCTTACCGCGAACTATTACGTTATTTATTGCTACAGTAGCATCAATAGAACCAGAAATATTAAACGTACCTTCAAGTAGTTGTACTATTCCACCACCTGCTGTGTTTACAGCATTTATGGCTGCTAAGATTTGTACGTTGTCAGCAGTACCATCAACTATGTAGTCAGCGTTTGTATAACCTACAGTGACAGTAAACTGCTTTTGCAGGTCAGTTAGTTTTAGTCCACCATCTTGTAGTATCTTTCCAGAAGTACCATCGAAGGTAACTATACAGTCATCTACAGATGATGCTGGTCCTACTACATCCCCAGTACCAGCTCCAGCAGCTACCCAAGTAGGAACTCCTGATATTATCTTTAATAGATACCCTTCTGTTCCAGCAGAAAGTATGTCAAGATTTGCTCCATTATAATAGAGCATATCTCCCTCAGAGTATGATAGCCCAGTTAGATTAGTCAGGACAGCCGCTTCTTGAGAAGTCGGTATTCCTGCTATATAAAATCCAGGATTTGAGACATTGAAAGCAAGTATGCTCATATTATTCTATTTGTAATATTAATTTGTCTAAGTCTACAGAAGGATCTACTTTTGCATATAGTTCTTTAAGTCTACTATAAACAATTATAATATCTCTAGATGCTGTAGTAATATCTTCTTGAATCTTTTCTTGTACACGTTCTCTGGTGTCTAAAAGTTTCTCTCTTGCCCTTACCTTATCCTCTCTCTTAAGTCTTGACTTAGTAAGTTTCTTATCTTCCTCAAGAGAACTCTGTAGTTGTTTACTAACCTTAGTTAGTTGTGATTGTTTCTCTTCTGACTCTTGCTGCACTGTTCTTAGTTTACCTTTATTCTCAGAAATATTTTGTGCATATGTGTCTGAGTTTTTATCATAGAGAGCTTTGAGTTCAGATATACGTTTTGTAATACCTTCCTCTGTTTCTTCTAGCTCTTTGATACGTCCAAGATGTAGTTTAAATTCTTGAGAGTTCTTTACTTTAGATACTTCGTAGCTAGCTATTGAGTTCTTTAAGTCTTGCGACACTGTTGCTAGCTCAGCTTTTACAGAAACAGCACGCCCCCGAATGTCATCGAGTCGTGCTGTGTCTTGTAAGATATTGTCTTTCACTCCTTCTAAGTGTACTTCTGCTTCTAGTACTTGGTCATTAACCAACTCTAGTTCTTTAGTCACTCTTAGTATTTCCGTGACGACAGCCGATTTATCTAATTTAAGAACACTCAACTCATCTTTCAGTATAGTTGGGTTCTTCATAATATTATAGTTTTGTTAACCAAAAGCTCTTAAAGCCCTGATAGTGTATAAGCTACTGTAGCTGTACCTACGTTTGTTACAACGCCTGTTTCTTTTACAGATAGTTTCATAAATGGGTAAGCAATATCTAGAATGATATTGAGTTTAGATGTGCTGCCAATCTCCCATGTGCGGGCAATAATGACTGATGTTGTTGCCGTCTCATCAATAACTAAACTGAACCAGTCAGTTCCGTTATGTGAAGCTTCTAGAGAAACAAACATCTTAGATGCTGCCTCTGCTGCTCCTCGTGCGTAGTTTGTGTACACACTTAACTTTGACATTCCTTTACTAGCAATAGTAACTGAGTTGTTTGTATAGCTAGATGTAAGAGCTACGGCTGTAAGTACTTCTGCTGATGCTTGTGTAGTATATACTAACATATTATTTCTTTACAGTCTTAGGTTTAATGTCCTCGACTTTCTTCTCAACAATCTTTGGTTCGTCAGCAGATACTATAACGAAACCATAAATAAACTTCCAATGATTTGTTACGTTCTCTGGGAAAGAGCGACTTTCCTTTGCGCCGAGTGTGTAGACCTCTCCTTCGAATTGAAGTGTGAGTTCATTCACAATTGGGTTTGTTACTTTAAAGTATTTCATAATTTGTTTTAATTGCAATTAACACAACGATACTCGTTATGCATAAGGATAGTGTAGGAGTCGAACCTACACTGTGACCATCTATCCTAAACCACAAGCTTACGCTGTGTAGTTTGCTCCTGCTCCCATACTACCCCATGCTCGTCTCCAGTCCTTGGTGTAGTTAGCCCAACGACCATAGATTCCTACGGTTAGAGTTTTCTTGTCTTCATCTACTTCTGTCCAAGGTTGCATAGCTTCACGCACATCATGTACAAACTTAGTTGCTCCTGGAACAATCAAGTACCAAGCAGTATCTGAACCACCATGGATTGCATCAAGCAATACAGATGATGTTACACCAACTGAACCTCGGTAGAAGTTCATGTCGTTGTTTCCAGAACCTGGAATAAGTTCAGAACCTGTAATAACTGTAGCTGTCTTTTCGAGAGCCATTGGAGTTACAACAGTTTCCATACCACCCATTGTTACTGGACCACCAGCATCTGTAAGTTGCTTACGTAGAGCTAGACGACCAGTCTCAAGGTTAGCTTCTGTCAATGCAATACCAGTTGAACTAGCATTTGATTGAGCTGATACACCAGGTACTACTGTTGGGTGCTGTACTGAAAATGTCGGTACAGTGTCATTGTAGTATTGGTAACGATAACCTTTAATAGTGTCCTTACGAGTTGTAAAGCCACCGTTAAATAGTTGTAGACCAGCTTCATCTTGAGAGAAGTTTGAAGCACGACCAATGTCAGTAGCTTCATCAAGTTGTGAACTAAAGTCACGGTCCATAAGTTGCTCACGAGTAACTTCAATCTTAGCTGCGTATGCAGTGTAATCGACAGATGTTACGTAAGTCTTAAAGCGGTTAAGTTCATCTGTATCCTCTCCTTCATCCTTACGACGAATTCGGTTCTCAGATACTTTACCGGTGAAATGCTTTTGTCCTACATTACTTGACTCCATTGAAAGGAGATTTGAAATGCCTGGTGTGTAGAGTTCAGTTCCTTGGTCGATAGCCTCCAAGATTTGGAGTCCAACGCCTTTTACCAACTCGCCCCACTTGGCTCGGGTTTCAATCATATTAAATTAATTAGTTATAGTTAATAATTAGAAGCCAAATACTTCTGACTCAAGAATGTTAACTACAACTTGAGTTGTTTTGTTTGCATCAATACCATGTGAGTAGTATTGTAGAGTTGTTTCAGCTACGGTAGACTCATCTAGAGTATCTTCATCTGCTAGGTCAAAGTTCTTTCCAGCAAGACCTGAGCCAGTAGTTGTAGCAATAGCAGCATCTAACTCAGCACTGTAAAGTGAAGTAGTCGCTACGTCTACACGAGCACGTACTTGTGCTACTGTTTGGTTATCAGAAGCAACAGCATATGTAGCTCCGAGATTACCTAGGAAGGTTCCATCCTTTACAGGAGAGAGACCATCTTTTCCGATAAGACCTTCTACGTGACCAAGAACTCGAGCACCTGTGGTACCGAGAGCTGCGAAGCCACTTGCAGTCTTGACAGAGTCTGCGATTGCAACTGTGATTGAGTTGGTTAGGATACGGTCAACCAAAAGGGGACCTCCAAAGTTACCAAGTGAACCAATTTTGTGAATCATTTGTTTATTTAATTATTAGTAGTTCTTATTCAATTCCTAAACCAGTCATGGCTTCTGAATATTTACCCTTAAGTTTAGCATACTTTTCAGCAGACATCTTAGCCGCTTCTAGAGCAGTCTCAGTATTGCGACTGAGTTGCCCATCGCGGTCTTGGATTGTAGGTGCACTGTTATGTGTACCACCATAGTCTTGAGTACCACCTTCTGTTTGTTTGAAATTTACAAACCGATAGATTTCTTCTAGACGAGTCTTTGCTTGTTCTTTAGTGTTAACGTCAGATAGATTAAACCGGCTTAGTTGGTCTTTGAATTTACCAAAGACAATTCCTGCTGCGTCTGTTTGGAATTCAGTCTTGCTGTTCTTGAACTCAGCGATAGCTTGTTCAACTTCAACCTTACGTCGTTCCAATTCTTTTGCTTGCAGTGCTTGTTCAATCAATGAATTGACATCTGTTCCACCGTTGTTAAGATTAGCCTTAGCCAATGCTTCGTTCTTCTTTACACGTTCATCCTTAAGTTCCTCTACCACACGGGTAAGGTCCTCTTTGGCTTTAAGAGCTTCGGCTTGGGTAGCTTGTACCATTGCCTCAATCTCTGCAAGACGTTTCTCAGCAGATTCTTTTGCAGTTGCTAATGCTTTAATTTCCTCTTCTGTCATATGGATTAAATGACTCTCACCCCCTTAATATTAATACACTTGTTAACGTAGTAATGCCTACGGCTGGTCGAGTCCAGCTTGGTGAGTCTGCCCTTACGAGCAAGGTAGGGTACACATGAGGGGAAGAAATGTGTACTCTACCCAGCCAATAAAGTCTGGGTAATCTGAATGAGGGGATTTCAGATTGGTAGTATTATAACATACCTATTATTTTTGTCAAGCCCCATTACGTGATTCTGAGAAAAAGTATTGATTTTCTGAATCTTGAAGTTCGTAAAGTTGTGAAAAGTTTTCTTCTGTTACTACTACTATTGTTGTTCCTCTTAAAATATATGAACCAATTCTATCCCTAAAGAATTTAATTGGCTTCATATTTAACCCTCACATGAAATACAAGCACTGTCTCCTGGAGCCATATGGATTCTAGGTTTAGCTTTAGCAGCAGTTGTATCTATTGGTAAATCAAAAGCTTCTTCGTTAGACTCTATCTGTTCGTCGTTTGTCATTTGCTTTTTTGATTAAAGATATAAAGTAATTTGTTCTTCCATGTGCGCCGTGTAATACATCTCTATCTCTATCAGACTGAGCATTGAAGTGTAGTCGAATGTCACGAGCACAAAGGTCTCGTAGTAATCTAACAAACATTTCATTATCACCGTACGTCTTAAACATCTCAAGTATCTCTGCCTCAGTTACGATAGCCCCCTCAGGCATATCGGAACGATAGTATCCATACTTATTTAACAATGAATCAATTCGCCTCAGTATTGTTTTCATAGTTTATTTATTACATCTGAGCCATTTGGCGATTAGCGGCACCCATTGCTTGAGCTGCAGCACCATCCATTCCACCAGCTTCTGCTTCTGCTGGCTGTGGTTTGTCTTCATTAATAATCTTAGTTGGGTCAAGTCCCATTGCGATAGCCAACTTAGTAATCGGCTCATCGAGATTAACTCTCTCACCTCCAACTTGGGCAAGGATTTGAATCTGTTGTAGAAGCATTCCTTGTTCTGTAATAGTAGAATACTCACGGCGAGAATCAAGAGCAAGCTTAATATCAAAGTCAACATTGCGTATATATTTAGGGGATATGGCTGTTACTTCAACCTTCTTTCCTTGTTCAATAGATGCAACAATAGAACGAGCTTGTGTTTCAGCCTGTGTTGGTAATGCTTCATCTGTACGATATAGTTCTAGTACACGGGTGCCACGCTTGTTATCTGTTAGCATTGTGTTTCCAAATGAGAAGGTAGCAAATGCTTTTGAAGTGTCAGTGTCCGCCATTACTCCAGGAACAATTGTAGAACCTGGTTGGAATCCAAACTGTAGTAAGTTCTTAATACGAAGCATAGACTTACGTTTGATTGCAGCATTGAGATAGCGGGCTACCATTGTAAGGATAGCTGCTACACCAGATGCTGCTGTTTGAATCTCGTAAGCTGTAGTACGTTCAGAACCAGTACCTGTCTGTCCAGATGATGTACGGTCTAGAGAAGCCTCTTCCATAATACGCTTTGTGTATTCTAGAATGTATTGATGCCACCCAGTTGGTGTTGGGAATTGTAACGGCATGATAGATTGCTGTAGACTAAGACCACCTGTATCAATTGATGTGCGTCGTCCTGGTCGTAGGTAGTCATCTTCAAAGTCTTCGAACCCTGCTGTGATGATTGGTGTAAAGATAGATAGGAACGATTGGTCCATCATCATATTCTCTAGTACACTCAACACATCCTGCATTGCACTTAGCTTATTTGGTAGTGACTTACCGTAGAAGAATACTCCAAATGGTTCATAGATAGCATCATAGAATGGTTGTTCTTTATGATTCCATGGCATTGGTTGTACTTCTTCATTAGTTCCTAGTGGGTTAATCCAGATACCATTAGCAAGCATAATATACTGGTCGTTCATTGAATCATAGAAACGAATCAACTCAACCTGTCCTTCTGCTACGTCTGATGATATAAAGTCTAGGTAGTATGGAATGGCACCACCTTGCTTCTGTGCTGACTTCTTAGGTCCGACTAGTGCTGCCTTCTTGTAGTGACCATAGTCTTCCATGAACTTTGTATAGTCCATTAGCTTACGCCAGAATGAATATGGTTGGTTCTTAGTACCCATGATACCTACACTTGCTGGGTAGTATTCGTCTATAGGAACAAGAGTAGAATAGAACTTAGTAGTCTTAATCGTATCTTCTGTGACAGTCATTGCGTCACCAATTCCTTTTACATTACGAATCTTTTTCTTCTTGTACTCAATGTCCTCGTAGCCGATAGCTGTACCTTTAACAATAAGTTCTAGTACAAACATCTGCATGAATGTCTCATAATCATCAAGCTCCTCTGTATAGTGGTAGAGGTCTGTAATGATTTGAGCACGTAGTACATCTTCTTCACCTCGTGGTATTGCTGATGCAATAGGTAGTTGTTCAATCAACTTACCAACAATAGATAATACTTTACCTCTTGTGAACCCGTTATTGAATCCTGATTGCCAATCTTCCATTCCATCCCGTAGGAATAGATTGGTATTGAAACGCTCTGTTGAATCTTCAATGTAAGATATCAAAGTCTGTCCATCTAAGTAGGCAAACTGTCGGTCTCGGTCTTGCTGTGACCGTCTAAACAGAACAAGTGTTTTATCAACAACCTCAGATTCTTTCTGTGATGGTTTAAACACTTCTCCTGTTGGATAAAGGAGTTCGTATAGCTTTACTGGCTCCTGACTATTTGGTTTCATTAATTATTATTATTTAATAACAACGTTACGATACATGTCTTTGGCGACACGATAATGTTCGTCGTTATTTTTGAATTGATAAACTCGAAGCTTAATTGCTTTTGAAGCTTCGTAGTATCCCTCAACAAAGTTCTTCACCTTCCTCTGTATTTCACCATCAAGTTCGTATTGCTGTACTAGCCTAAACGATTCCTTGTATGGTGAGTCTGTGTACCAGACGTACCCTCGTGCTGGCATCTCCTTATAGACCTCATGTACGTACGCGTCCTTCCAGTAGATTCTAAAGAACCCACAACGGATACGCCGTACCTTGAAGTGACTAGAGATTTTATATAGGTCCCGTATTAATCTACGGAACCATACGCTTCCTTCATCTTGAAAGGGGACATTAACGTCTACGTCTGATGTATGGGTTAAAAGCCTTGCCATCTCTTGAAAACTTATCTGATACCTTAACTCTACTTCCTTTATGATTCTCCATACCAAGACATAGATACTCTAATGCTGAACGATGGTGGGATGTCCAGTCATGGTTTGGTTTGATTGAACGTACCTCATCCTCACCCTGTCGGCGAACCTTTGGATAGGCTGCCTGTTCAATACACATGCTAAAGTATTCTGTATCAGGTCCTTGATTCAACTCAACTCCCTGTCTTATTCTCATCTTCACAGCAGTCTTTCTGGTAGGGAACTCCTTCCATCTCTCTTCCCAATTCACATAGATGCCTGCATCTTTAAGGATAGAGAAGACAGATTGGTTTGTAACAGAAGAAGTAAATCGTCCTGCTGGGTCTCCATACACTGTTCCTCTCTTCCACTTACGGTGTGATTCAATCTTCTCCACTTCTTTCTTAGAGTATCTAAACTCATCAGAAGAAATAATTCCAGTTAAGAATGGAACAAAGAAGTCTATAGTCTCACCAGTCTTGTAGTAAGCATCTACTATACGCATCTTACACTCTACTAGTTGCGCCCAGATAATGGCTGTTCCATCTTCCTTGCCCCAGTCACATCCAACAAATAGAGGAGCATTATCATTATAAGGATAGAATCCTAAGTCTGGTTGCCACTCAAGATAGACTCTACCTTCCAATGACTTCTCATAGTTAAGGTCTAGTTCCTGAGCAACCTCTTCTTCTGTACGGCGAGCTTTCTCAAATGCATACCAGGTCTCATCCTTAAGTGGGTGTAGTCTCCAGTGTAGAGTAAGAACATCCATACCACTAGTCTTAAGTTTGTAGTAGTAGTTCTTACCATGAGGAGTAGAGTTACCAATACGACAAGCTGTAGTGTCAGCACCTGCTTCCCATGATTCCTTAGCTGATTCCCAGAACCCAAGCTCGTCATAGAAGATGGCTGTCTTACGAGCACCGCGACCAAACTGTGCGTTCATTGTATCACCTGAGATAATGTTATTGTTCTCTGGGTTAATTAGCTTAAGCTTGTTACGGTGCTTAGACATATTAAACCTACGAGGTAGCATCCACTTAGGCATGTTACGTAGTGTGTATTCAAGTTTACCAAACAATGCGTCTTGGTTAACTCCATCATCTACTAGCTTCTCTTTGTAAGAACCTAAGAGTAAGTTAGTACCTTCTCTAAATAGCCAGTACCATTCAAACACATATACAGCCAGCCATGACACTCCCATGTCACGAGACTTCTCTATAAGGAAGTCCTTACCTTGGTCTATATGTTCTACAAAGTAACGCACTGCATCTTTCTGATAATCAAATAGAACTACAGGAAGATTCTTATTCTTACTACGAGGGTCATATGTCCAGCAGAAGTTCTCTATAAAGAAGATAGCACCCTCTGCAGGAGCGTCTACTCTCTGGCACAGGGACCACAAAAGAACCTGTGCAGACTTGTCTGTTGCTGCTACCTCTGCATACTGTGCTCTCTCTACCAGCTTCTTTCGTTGTTCTGGTTGTTCCAGCCATGCTAGGTAGAGCTTCTTTCTACGTTCGTATTCATTCTCATTCTCTGGCAGGTCAGTAAGGATAGATACCTGTCCCTCTGTAAGTATTTCATTATCCATAGTTTAGTTAATATGTTCTTGATTAAACCTTTCTCTCATTCTATTTAACTCATCCAGGGCTTTATCACTGGTTATATTAATATCTATCTTAGAGTGGATAGCAATATTCTCTGTAGCCATACCCGCCGCCAATGCTGCCTTATCATAAAGGATACCGAACACTGTAGCTAGTGTAGCCATGTTAGTCTTCTTCAACTCTTCTTCATCTGTCTCCAACATTAATAACTTCTTATTTAAAACATTAATAGCAAGGTTACGGGTATCCTTAGCCATCTCTACCATCTCACTGGTGTCCATCTTCCTAACCTCAGCTTTAGTTCCCTTGGCTATTGCCACCCCGTTGTTATTCTTCCTTTG